TCCATCGGCAAGACAAAGGCAACTGCAACTTACCATGAGTGGCAGACTGACTCTTTGGCTGCTGCTGCTTTGGGCGGCGCAGTTGAAGGTGCTGATGCCTCCAGCATCACCGCATCGCCAACAACCCGTATCGGCAACCGCACACAGATTTTCACTAAGTCTGTTGCTGTCGCTGGCACTTTGGAAGCAGTTGACAAAGCTGGCCGTAAGTCTGAAAAGGCTTATCAGTTGGCTAAAGTGTCTGCTGAACTGAAGCGCAACATTGAACTGACTCTGTTGTCCAACCAAATCGCTGCAACTGGTAACTCCAGCACTGCTCGCACTTTGGGCGGTCTGCAAGCATGGCTGAACACCAACTATGATGGCGGCACTGACGGTGTTGCTGGCTCTAACGGTACTACTGCCCGTGTTGACGGTACTGACCGCACCTTCACCGAGACTATCTTGAAGACCGTGGTTGCTGAAGTCTACACCGCTGGTGGTACACCAAAAGTGCTGATGGTTAACCCTGCTCACAAGCAGTTGGTTTCGGCTTTTGCTGGTATCGCCGCACAGCGTTACATGGCTCCTTCCGACCAGCCAACCACCATCATCGGCGCTGCTGATGTGTACATGAGCGATTTCGGCACAATCTCGGTTGTTCCTAACCGCTTCATGAACAGCACTAACGCTGGTGACGAGACAGCCTTCTTGGTTGATCCCGACATGGCTGCTGTGGCTTACCTGCGTCCTTTCGAAACCATCGAATTGGCTAAGACTGGCGACAGCGAGAAGACCCAACTGTTGGCCGAATTGACCTTGGAAGTGAAAAACCAAGCTGCTCACGGCATCATTGCTGACTTGAGCTGATCTAACGTAAGTTAGCCGAAAGCCTCCCTTGGGTAACCTTGGGGGGCTTTTTTATTTACCATGCCAATGATAGAATTGCAATCATGGAAAACCCTACATTTCGCAAATCTGTTGCACACGCTGATGGTGACGGTGGTTTGATTATTCAAACTGCTCAAGATGTATCGGCAATCATTGAGCGCAACAAGCAAGAGTTCAACAGCTATGACGAACGGGCCAAGTGGTCTGATGAGGTTTATGGCAACAAGGTAGCATCAATCCCATTGACTGCCATTGATGAGTTGAACAAGCAAGGCATCATGCGTGGTTTTCATGTGCTTGATGACACTAGATTTGCGATGTGGCTGAACAATCCAGACAATCGAGCATGGCGCACTCGTCCGGGAGTAATTTAAATGAGCTTCACAAGTTACTCTGAGTTGCAGACAACCATTGCTGGTTATCTGGCTCGTTCTGATCTGACAACACAGATTCCAGACTTTATTCGTTTGGCTGAGTTGCGCTTGCGCCGTGATCTGCGTATTCGTCAGATGCTCAAGTCTGTAACAACAGCAACTGTCGCCAATGACGAAACAGTTGAACTGCCAAGTGACTTTCTTGAAGTGCGTGACTTTGTGGTGGTTGGTAATCCTGTTCGCCCATTGAACTATTACAGCCCGTCTGCTTTCAATCGAAACACCCGCACATGGGAGATTGGCAAGCCTGTGGATTACACGGTGCTGGCTAACGACTTTCAGTTGGCCCCTATTCCTGATACGGTCTACACGCTGAAAATGTTTTACTTTGCTGCGCCAACATTCTTGAGTGACAGCAACACCAGCAATGCTTTCTTGGCTAACACGCCTGATGCTTTGCTCTACGGCGCTTTGCTTGAAGCTGCTCCGTACCTTATGGATGATGCGCGGATCAACACATGGGGAACTATGTTTGATCGCGCTATGGCATCAATCACACGCTCTGATGAACAAGGTCAGTATTCAGGCGTACCCCTTGTAATTCAAACAACCTTGTGAGGTGAATCATGGCTGAAATGTCGAACTTTCTTGAGAACGCACTTATCAATGCGACTCTCCGCAACACTTCTTACACATCTCCAACGACTGTGTATTTGGCTCTTTACACTGACAATCCTACTGATGCCGACACTGGCACTGAAGTGACTGGTAACGGTTATGCTCGTCAATCCATCACTTTTGGCGCACCATCTGATGGCGCATCAACTAACACTGCTGCGATTGAATTCCCTCAAGCCACTGGCTCTTGGGGCACTGTGAGCTACATCGGTATTCGTGACGCTTCCACTGCTGGCAACTTGCTGTATCACACTGCTTTGGATGCGTCTAAAGCTATTGCAACTGGTGACGTTTTCCGTGTTGCCATCGGTTCGTTGAGCGTAACTCTGGCTTGATATGGCTGATTTGCTCCCACCGTGGACGATAGATAGTCTTGATGACCTAAAGGCCAGTCTTGACGATCTGACGCTCACGCTGGATAGCGAACTCTATATAACATCGGTCACACGTTGGGATGCTTACGGCTCTGTTGATGCAACAGCTACTGTAACTGCTGACGCTACCCGTGTTCAGTACGCTGCTGCAAGTGTTAACGCATCGGCTAGTGTTACGGCAAGTGCAATCAGGGTTCAGTATGCTGATGCAAGCGTAACTGGAACAGCAACCGTAACTGCGGACGCTACCCGTGTCCAGTTTGCAAGTGCTGCTGTAAATGCAACTGCTAATGTAACTGCCGATGCCACACGCATAAGGTCTGGTGCTGGCGCTGTAACCGCAAATGCAACTGTTACGGCTAATGCCACAAGGGTTCAGTTTGCTGCTGCTGCGATCACGGCAAATGCCACTGTTACGGCGCTTGGCGGTATTGTTGCAAACGCTGATGCTAGTGTTACGGCTCAAGCAACGGTTTCTGCTGACGCTATTCGTGTGCGGACTGCTGATGCTGCTGTTTCTTGCGTTGCAACGGTAACGGCTCTTGGTGGTGTTGTTGCTGATGGTGCTGCATCGGTTGAGTGTGAAGCACTGGTAACGGCATCTGCTGGCGCTATTTATGTTGGCTTGGCTTCAGTCTTTGCTACCGCAACAGTTTCTGCCGTTGCCATGAACGGCCACAATTGGACTGATGACGTTGAGTCTGAAAATACTTGGACAATTGCATCAAGCAGCGAAAACACTTGGACTGAGATTAGCGAATCTGATAACACATGGACTGATGTTTCAGCATCAAACAATACTTGGACTCAGGCATCAAACGGGACTAATTCATGGCAACTACAAAACTGACATTTGGCGAATGGATGCCTGACCAGCCGGGTATCTCTGGCGCATTGATGGATGCCAAGAACGTGGTGTCTCAGGCCATTGGCTACGGCCCTTTGCCTACTGCCGCAACTTTCTCTGCCGCAGCTTCTGAAGACCTGACAACGCTTGTTGCTGGCAAGACACCCGCCAACACAACCAAGTTGTTTGCCGCTGGCTCAACCAAGATTTATGATGTGTCTGGTGTTGGTGCTTTGACTGACGTTTCAAAGTCTGGTGGCTACACACCTAACGCAAACGCTGATCGCTTTCGCTTTACGCAGTTTGGCAAGGTCATTATTGGAACAAACAACAATGATCCAATGCAAGCCTACACGCTTGGCACATCAACAGCGTTTGCTGACCTTGCTTCATCTGCGCCAATTTGCAAGTATTTGACTGTTGTTCGTGACTTTGTTGTTACAGCTTTCACCACAGAATCGAGTATTCTGTACCCAAATCGGGTACGTTGGTCTGGTATCAATGCTGAAAATTCTTGGGGTTCAAGCCAAACAACTCAGGCTGACTACCAAGATATTCCTGATGGTGGTCAGATTGTTGGCATCCGTGGCGGCGAGTTTGGACTTGTGTTCATGGAAAAAGGCATCAGCCGCATGAGCTATGTCGGTACGCCATTCATTTTCCAGTTTGACAACATCTCTCGCGGCAAAGGATGCGTTGCTGCTGGCTCTATCGCGCAGCTTCAGGGTGTCAGCTTCTTCTTGTCTGACGATGGCTTTTATATGTGCGATGGGCAACAGGTTCAAGCTATTGGCGCTGAAAAGGTGGATCGCTGGTTCTTTTTGAACGCTGACGAGGCTGGTTTTGACACCATGAGCGCAGCCGTTGATCCTGTCCGCAAATTGATTATCTGGAACTTCAGAACAATCTTTGCACAGCGCCAGCTAATCATTTACAACTTCACCACCAAGAAATGGACTTATGGTGATGCTGGCGCTGATTACATTTCTGATGCCTCAACCGCTGCTTCTACTTTGGAAGAACTTGATTCAATCTCATCAAGCATTGATGCATTGGCCGTAAGCCTTGACTCGATTCTTTACATGGGTGGCAAGTATTTCCTTGGCGGGACTAATGGCGCTTATGTTGTGACGTACAACGGGCAACCTGCAACTGGTCAACTGATTACAGGCGATTTGAACGCTGGTGGACGCTCGGTGGTGACATTGGCTAGGCCGCAGGTAGATAACGGCTCTGCAACCGTTTCTGTGGCTTCTAGAACACTTTTGAGTGAACAGACAACATTTGGGACTGCTGTTGCTGCCGATTACGAAAACCGAGTGTCTTTGCGATCCAATGGCAATTACCATCGGTTCAAGGTGACTCCAACTGGTGTTGGTTGGACAACGGCTGTTGCTTTGGATGTTGACTTGGTTGGGCAGGGTACGCGATGAATCAATTTCGCACGCTTTCTGTTTTTGGTGGAGATCAGCGATCTACTGCCGAGGTCGTAAATGGCATCATGAACGGCAAGACGAACAACACCGGGACTGTGACGCTTGCTACGGGTGGCGCAACGACAACAGCGTTGAATGACCGCCGAATTGGTGTTGATAGCGTGATTTTGTTTGCGCCAGCATCTGCCGCTGCTTATGCCGATTCTGTTCCTTATGGTGCTTTCCAAAGTTTGGTTGACCAGTCTATTGCAACGGCAAACACTGCTTATGCAATGACGCTTGACACCACAGACTACTCAAACGGTGTAACTATTAGCAACAGTTCTCGTTTGAACGTAAAAAACGCGGGTGTTTATAACTTGCAATGGTCTGGACAGTTTCAGAATACAGATACACAACTTCATAACGTTAGTGTTTGGTTGCGAAAAAATGGTACTGATATTGTTGGTTCTACTGGGTTTATTTCAATTCCGAACGCTCACGGGGGTGATAACGGGCACAATATTGTTGGCTGGAACTACTTTTTAGAGTTGGCTGCTAACGACTACATTGAATTGTATTGGTCATCAACAAGTACGGCTGTTTCTTTGCAGTTCTACCCAACACAAACAAGCCCAACACGACCAGCAACAGCGTCTTTGATTGCAACAATGAACTTTATTTCTTTCAATGCGTTAACAAATCTTTACGCAAGCAATCAGGGGCAGGGGGTTGCAACCATCAACCACTTTGCAAATTCAACGGCTAACAAGACATACGCCTATGTTGTTATTGGCTAAAGTGTATATAATCGGTTCCATCGGATCACCCGTCATGGAATCCAGAACTTTCAGGAGTTAATCATGGCGGTCACAACCTCCACCACAATCGATCCAACAATCCAGCCATATCTGAGCTACGGATTGAGCGAGGCGCAGCGACTGTATCAGTCTGGTGGGCCACAATACTATCCCGGTCAGACCTATGTTGGGCCATCACAGACAACTCAATCTGGTCTTCAGGCTCTTGAGCAACGTGCTTTGCAAGGCAGTCCATTGGTTGGACAGGCACAGCAACAACTTCAAAACACCATTGGTGGCAACTATCTTTCTGGTAACCCATTCTTTCAAGGCGCGTTTGCTCCCGCCGCACAAGCTGCAACATCTCAATTCAACCAAGCAATTGGCGACATTGGTTCTGCTGCGTCTAAGGCTGGTCGTTATGGCTCTGGCGCTATGGGCACTTTGCAAGACCGCGCTGCTGGTCAACTTGCCCAACAACTGAGCAATACCGCTGGAACTTTGGCTTATCAGAACTACTCTGATGAACGTGCCCGACAGCAAGCCGCAACAATGGCTGCTCCCGGCATGGCCCAAGCTGATTATCAGGACATTCAGAATCTGTTGGCTGCTGGTCAAACCCGTGAAGGCTACACAGGTCAACAGTTGCAATCTGACATTGCCCGATTCAACTACGGCCAGCAATTGCCACAACAGAACTTGTCTACATTCTTGTCAAGTGTGTACGGCAACCCAATGGCAAACTTGCGCGGCACAACTCAGTCTGGTACTGCTGACACATCCACCCTGCAAAACATTCTTGGCACGGCTGCTACTGTCGGTGGTTTGTATAAGAATCTTGGCGGTTCAACTGGCATCGGTAATCTGACAAGTGGCGTTAATAGCTGGCTAAGAGGTTTTGGCACACCAGTTGCCGACCCATACTCCGGTCTTTCACAGCTTGATTTTGCGACTATCAGCGGGTTCTAAGGATTAATCATGGCTGGATTACTTGACATTTTTGGTTCTGGCGGCACTGAAACACTTGGTCTGTTGGGCATGAGTCCAGCGGACATTCAGCGCAACCGTGATGACGCTCAAGCACAAGCCTTGTACGGTTTGGCTGCTCGATTGTTCCAAGGCGGCAACACTGGTCAATCTATTGCTGAAGGTTTGCAGCAGGGCCAGAAGCTGTATTCGGCTGCAATGCAAAACCAACTGCAAGACCAAGTGCAGGGCTTTCAGATGAAAGACTTGCTGCGTAAACGCAAGCTGGAAGAAGAAGCCACTAATCGTCAAGCAATTATTAATCGTGCTGTTGCTGGCGCTTATCGCCCTGCTGTTGCCGCTGTTGAGCCACCAACACCTACTGGCCCACTGTCGGGCGCTGCTTTCGGTGAAGTCGGAACACCAGCACAAGCTGCTGGTTTTGATTTTGAATCATTGGCTCCAGCACTGATGGCAACGACTGAAGGTCGCAAGACGTTGGGTGAATTGGTTGCTGCTCAAAAGGCAATGGCTGGTGACACCTTTACGCTTGCTGAAGGCGCTAAACAATACGCCCGTGACCCATTTACTGGTGAAGTCAAAGAAGTTGCTTCTGGTGCTCCAAAGGTCGCCAAGCTGACTGGCAAAGAAGGCAATGCCGCATTGATGTTTTATGGCACTGATGATGTTAGCCAGCTTCGCAACATTCCCGGTGCTGTGGACAAGATTCGTATTGAAGCAACAACACAACGCAAAGCAGAGCAGCCGCAAATTAACTTGGCTGATCCAACTGCCGTACAGACGCAGCAACTGAAAACCATTAATCAATGGGAAGGCGTGTTGAAAAACTCTGGAGCTGCTGAGACTGCAATGAGAGCGCAGGGCTTCTATTCGGCTTATAACCAAGCATTAAAAGGCAACAAAAATGCCGATGGCGCTTTGATTTATAACGTGGCAAAAGTTTATGATCCGGGTGGTGTTGTTCAAGCTAGTGATGCCTCTACGGTTATTGGTGTTGCCTCCATCCCAGAGCAAATTCAAAAAGCAGCGCAATCGTTTGTTTCTGGTGGGACACTGACTCAGAAACAGCGCGAAAATTTGAAGAAAATTATTGATGATGTGGTGGTTGAGCGCAAGCGCATGATTGAGCCATCATTGGGAACATATCGCAAGATCAACAAAAATCTTGGCGGTGATGATGAGGCAATCAATAACCCCTTTGATATGGTTAAGCAACCAAGAAGCCTAGAAGAAATTTTAGGCTTGCGGCCAAGAGGAGGCAACTGATATGGACGAAAGCCAAAAGATTAAAGAGGCTTTGGATGCTGGTTACGGCATTGAAGAAATCAGGGCAATGTATTTGAGCAATGGCCTTCCTTTGCCAAAAGAGATTGCCGTTACCCCTTCTGAAACACAAGGCAAATCTTTGTCTAAGGGCGCTCGTCTTGCAATGACAGCAGCACAAGGCCCAACACTTGGCTTTGCTGATGAGTTGGCTGGACTGATTCAGGCTCCATTCATTGCAACCCAAGGCGAGTCTTTGGGTGACGCTTACGCCCGTGGCCGTGATGTTTATCGTGCTGGCGTTCAAAGCTACCAACAAGAGCAGCCAATCGGCTCGGCTGTTGCTCAAGGCGTAGCTTCTTTGCCATTGGGCGCATTAAATCTTGGTCGCTCAATTGCTCCACAAGTTGGGCCAGTTATGCGCTCGGTTGGTGCTGGCGGTTTGTTTGGTGCTGTTGCTGGCGCTGGTGAAGCAGAAACTCCTGAAGACATTGCTGGTAAGGCGTTGACATCTGGCGCAACAAGTGCTGTTCTTGGCGGCACAACAGAGAGCGTGATGAAAATGGCTCGTCCTGTTACTGGCGCAATTAAGGCCCAAGCTGGCCGAGTGCTGCCAGAGGGTTTGCGGAGCCTTGCTGGTGGCTCGTCTGTTGACATGGCTCGTAGGCGTGTGGCTCAAGCAATGCTGCGTGACGGTGCTAGTCCAGACCAAGTTACAGCCCGAATGGCTAAGTTGGGTGACGATGCAATCTTGGCTGAATCTGCTGGTTACAACACCCGCGATTTGCTGGACACAATGGCAACGCTTCCGGGCCGCACAAAGAACTACACAGAAGACTTGATTCGCCAACGTCAGTCTCAGCGTGGTGGTCGGATTGCAACTTCTGCACAGCAGCAACTGTCTCCAACTGGCGCTCGATTGGCTGATTCAGTTGAGTCGTTGATTACTAAGCGCGATGTTGACGCAACGCCTTTGTACAACCAACTCAAGACTGTTAGTGTTCCTCTTGATGATGACCTGAAGCAGATTCTTGACGCTGCCAACAAACTTGGCGCATTTGGTCGCGCAGAGAAAATCTCAACTGGTTTGCGTGAGTCTTTCTCGCTGAAAGACTTTAAAAAAGCAACTGATGCTGCAATGACTGACTTGGATAAAGTCAAGCGCGGCATTGATGACATCATTAGCAGCAAGTCTGCAACCAATGACCGTGGCGAGATCAACGAATTTGGTCGCTCGGTTGTAAAGCTAAAGCAAGATTTGCTAAAGCGATTGGATGATGCAACTGTTGACCCTGACACTGGCGTTTCTTTGTATAAAGGCGCTCGTAACGCATACGCTGGCCCAAGCGCATTGATTTCTGCTGCCGAACTTGGCCGCACAGTGTTGAACAAGCCAGCCGCAACGATCAGAACGCTCGTCAAGGACATGAGTGATTCAGAGCTTGAGTCGTTCCGTGTTGGCGCTTATGAAGGCTTGCGTGATCTGGCTGGCACACAGTCTGGTCAAACTCGTTTGCTCAATATGTGGAAAGAGCCATCTACACAAGAGCGCCTGAAAGAGATTTTCCCAAGCGAACGTGCTTATCGTGAGTTTGCTTCTGATGTGGCTGCTGAAGCCCGTAAGAAAGAGATTCAATCTGTTGGCCGTGGCGCTCAAACTGCTGGTCGTGAAGCGCGAATGGAAGACGTTGCCGCTGAAAACTTAAAAGACACTGTTAATCTTGCTGCTGCCGCCAAAACAATGGATGTAACCAGTTTGCTTAATATGTTGTCAAACAACATGACGCGCACTGCTGTTCCAGAGCCGGTTCGCAATGAAATTGGACGCATCTTAATGAGCCGCGCATCAAGTGCTGATGAAGTCAAAATCTTGCGTAACGTCATTGATAAAATGAAGAAAGAGCAAGAAGCACAAGCAATGACAAGCGGCATTATTGGATCACAACTTGCGCCAGCAGCAGAGCCGTTTACAGCAGCATTGCGCTCACTTCTTCAATAAGGATTAATCATGGCAAAGACAAAGATTTCAGAATGGTCGGCAACCCCGGCCAACAATACCGACATTGACGGTATTAACATCGCTGAAGGCTGTGCGCCAAGCGGCATCAACAACGCTATCCGTGAAATGATGGCGCAAGTTAAAGACTTGTACGCTGGCACAACTGGTGATGCAACTGCTGTTGCTGGTGGCGGTACTGGTGCAACCACTGCTGCTCAAGCCAAGATTAACCTTGCTGTGGTGACTGCTGCAACTGGTTCTTCTATTATTGCGACTGGTACAGAGGCGCAGCGTGACGGTAGCCCTGCTACTGGTTACTTCCGCTTCAACACTACTGTGTCAAAGTTTGAGGGCTATAACGGGACATCTTGGGGTTCTGTTGGTGGCGGCGCAACTGGTGGTGGTTCTGATGAAATCTTTATTGAAAACGGCCAGAACGTGACCACAAACTACACGATCCCAGCCACAAGAAATGCTATGAGTACAGGCCCAATCACGGTAAACTCAGGGGTAACAGTAACAGTTTCCAGCGGTGCGCGTTGGGTTGTTCTTTAATCGGAGAAGAATATGGCAATTGTCTTAGACGGAACAACTGGCATCACCAACGATGGTGGCTACACAGGCGACGGTGTAGTCTTTGCTGACACTACCCCTGCGAATACGCTGGTGACCACTACTGGCGGTAACGTGGGTATTGGGACGAGTTCGCCTGCGGTAAAGCTGCACGTTGTAAGTTCTGGCGCAGAACAATTCCGAATTGAGGGAACAACTGCAAGCGGTTATACGAGTCTAAATTTGTACGGCACGGGTCGCCGTTACGCTGTAGGCGTTGGTAACGCTTCGGAAACCTCACTTGGTCTTGCCGACAAATTTTATGTTTATGATTCTACTGCGGGTGCAACCAGAATGGTCATCGACTCCAGCGGTAACTTGCTGGTGGGGACTACGACACAACTTACATCTTCTCGGCAAACTATTGTTTCTGGCGGTAATGGTGTTGCGCTTCAAGTAGGTAATGGTGCAGTTGGTAGTTATGTGACCAACACCAGTGGAACTGGAAATTGGCAACCATTTTCGTTTAACAACAACGGCACAAGTTTTTCTCAAATCGGCTCGATTACTTGCACAGCTTCCGCAACCGCTTACAACACATCTTCCGATTACCGTTTGAAGAACACCATTGCACCCATGACCGGCGCGTTGGCAAAGGTGGCCCTGCTTAAGCCATGTACATACAAATGGAACGCTGATGGTTCTGACGGTGAAGGCTTTATTGCCCACGAACTTGCTGAAGTTTGCCCACAGGCTGTGACGGGCGAGAAAGATGCAGTAGACGCTGAAGGTAAACCGATACACCAAGGCATTGATACCAGCTTCTTGGTTGCCACTCTGACCTCCGCAATTCAAGAGCAGCAAGCCATCATCACCGCTTTGACCGCCCGAGTTGAAGCACTGGAAGGAACACAGCCATGAGCAAGATCGCTTTATCAAGCAACGCCAGCGGCACAGGCGTTTTCACAATTGCCTCGCCAAACAGCAACACCGACCGCACA